GCGGTTAGCTCAGCTGGTAGAGCACATGCTTGACGTGCATGGGGTCACAGGTTCGAGTCCTGTACCGCGCACCAGAGAAAAACCTTGAAGCTTCAGTGGCTTCAAGGTTTTTTTATTGCCCTGAAAGGGCTTTTTGTTCCACGTTTGTTCCACTATGCCTTTTTCTTTCCGAAATTGACCGGGAGCGCTGCCGCGAGACCGGCACTTGCTTCCGCTTGTGCAGTCTCGAAGGCGTGGGAGTAGATGTTCAATGTGGTCGACGTCTGAGAGTGGCCAAGTGCGGCAGAGACGGTGCGCACGTCGGTGTGATTGGCGATGAGCAGCGAGGCATTGAGATGCCGAAACTGATGGATGCCGTACCACGGCAGGCCGTGACGTTCGCAAAGCTCTTTTCCCCAGTCGTAGAAATCCCCAGGACGCGCCGGCGATCCGTCGAGCTTGGTAAAAAGCCGACCGCTCTCATGCCACTGATCGCCCAGTTCCAGCCGTTTCATTGCCTGCGCTGTACGTAGAGCCTTTACCATATCGAAGATCCATGCGGGGAGCTTCAGGGAACGATGAGAGCGTGCTGTCTTTGGCGGGCCTGTGAATATCCCGTGTGCCGGATCATAGAGGGAGACGCGCGCGACTGTGACGACGTTGGTGGTGAAGTTGAAATCTCGGAATTCGAAGCCGAGCAGCTCTTCGCGGCGGTACCCGCCGAAGATCGCCAGCACAAAGAAAACCACATAGCGCAGCGGTTCACCGTCAAGTGCATCGAGGAATGCTTGTGTTTCCTCAATGGTGAAGATGTTTTTCTCACGCTCTTGACGCTCCGGTAGTACGACACGCGGGCAAGGATTTTCTTTGACCACGCCCATTCGTAAAGCATAAGCGAAGACGCTGGAGATGAACGAGAGATAATTTCGAATAGATTTTGGATGAAGGCCCTTAGTAGAGTCCTTTTCATTCGCCCCCGGCTCGGACAAACCGGAAATGAACTTCTGGATCTGACGCGCAGAGAGCTTGTCCATATAGAGATGCCCCAGCGCAGGGTATACGCGCTTTGTAAGGGCACGGTAATTGCTGATCGTGCGCTTGCCGAGCTTCTGAGCGGCATATTCGTTGAACCATTGCTCGGCAAAGGCTTCGAATTTGATATGCCCGGCGCAGACGCCGCCGCGGCACTCCTCCTCAAAGAGAACCATTTGCCGCTGCAGTTCTTTCTCAATCTGCCGCTCTGACATGCCGGGCGTCGGCTTCCATGTCATGGACGGGCGAACCTGCTTGCCGGAGACGGTGAGGCCGCTGGATGCTCTGATTAGGTATGCATTGCCTCGTTTGGTATATGTAGCCATAAAATAACTCCCTTCGTCTTGCCAACCGCGCCCTCTCGTGGTAAGATGAAAGGGCGCGGAGGGATGGATAGACTCCTTTCTTCTTTCATTTCTTCTTTCGTGGTTGTTAGGGGATATGTTTGCGCACTGCCGTCCTCGGTGTTGGTAGCACCGAGGACGGCGTTTTTTATTTTATTCCGGATAGCTGCCGAGAACACGGCCCAGGGTATAAAGGGTATCGCCTTCGGAGACGATGATATCTTTATAAGCTGGGTTGAGCGAGTGCAGACGTACTGTGCCATTCTCTCGATCTACAATAAGCTGCTTGATATAGGAGTTCCCGTTCAGGGCGAATATGCCGATCTCCCCGTCATTGAGGACCGGCGTAGACTGGACGAATGCCGTGCTTTCGTTTTTGAACTTCGGCATCATCGAGTCGCCGGAGATCGGAACGCCATAGTTTGTTCCGGATGGGATTATGCCGGAAGGATATTGCTCCATGTGCGTAACAGGCGTATCACTCAGATAGTTGCCGAGGCCTGCAGCGGCAGCTTCTTCAAAAACTGTAAGCTCGTCGAAATTGTCCTCCTTGCGGTGGTTGATCTTCGCCTTCGGGAATGGGAGAACGGTTTGCTTGACGGGGGCGGGCTTCGTGTCAGATTTAAGGGGGTCGATTTGAGAGTTACTGCACGGGAGTTCATCTAAATCTTCCACATAAGGATCCAGCGCGGTATCCACAATGTTGCGGATCGGCTGTCCGGCCTTCAGGTAAGCGTGCAGGAGGAGCATGGTCTTTTCGGCCTGGCTGCCGTCGAACTGGTCAACGGTGCCGATGATATCAGTTAAAGAGAGGGCGACGTTTCGCTCCAAAGCTTTGTAATATAGCAAGGCGATTCTCTTACTGTCCTCGCAGGCATAGATATTATGGATGCTGTGCTCTGTGCCGAAGAGCCGACGGAGCTCATCTATTGCGGCGGGGCGACCGCTTGCAGAATCTTCTGAAATCTGGAGCATCAGCTCGAGATTCTCATCTGAGTCAGCTACCCAACCTAATAAATCTGCAGCTGGGGTTCCGAGAACGCGAGCAAAAGCTTTGAGACGCTCAATATCCAATGATTTGATATCACCATCTTCGTATCTCTTGACAGTGGTTTCATGTAGACCGACGAGTTCTCCGACCTTTGCCCTAGAGTACCCCTTAGCTTTTCGTGCCAGATACAACCTTTGACCGACCGCTTTGTTGAAATCGTTCCCCATGTTCGTCACCTCATGTTTAGCTTGCCCTAATATTACAGCAAACTTTACTGTAATGCAAGATTTTTTTAAGCCAAAGCAAAAAAACTTGCATGAGGGTATTGACATCTTTTAAGTAATAAGATATTATCATAACGCGAAACTTGCATGACACGCAAGTTGGAAAGGAGGATTTCAAAGTGCCTGACCTGAACAAGCTCAAGGGTATCATGGTTGAAAAGGGGAAGACCTATGTCGATGGCGCTCGCATTATCGGCTGTTCCGTTACTTCTTTTTCTGCAAAAATGAACGGTAAGAGTAGCTTTACTGTACTAGAGGCTAATGAGTTAAGTAATGCTCTACACCTTTCCAGAGAAGAGAGGGCGACTATTTTTTTAGCCTAAATCTTGCATATCATGCAAGATTTAGAGGAGAGGAGAGCAGCATGAACGTAAAGAAACAGTATAGCCCGACACTAAGCCTATCATTAAAAGGCTGCGCGTTGATCGCCGCAGTAGAAACCGGCCTTCTGCCTGAAACTGAACAGGACGGTCAACCCTGCTACGACACGAAAAAATTCGATAAGTTTTGGGCTATGTACACGGAGTTAGCAAAAAAGAGACAGGAGAATATCAGCAAGAAGCGCCACCGCCGCGCCTAAAAGCACCAGAAAGACCTGGAACGCTTTGCCGTAACGCTCATGTCTGTACTCCGAAAGTGCCTGGCGACCGAGTTCGGTAATTTGATACGCGGAATCGTAAAACTGCACGATACCGGGGCAACTTTGTACATCCATTCGAGAGGCTTCAATATATCCACATTTCAGGAGATATTCTTCGATCTCGGACAGCCCTTCATCTCCTATCGGTATTTCGGAGTCTTCGTATCTTTTTAATTCTTTGTATTGTTCACGAGTAAGCATAGCTTCGCACCTCCCTTTACCGCCAGTCTACCACGGCGTAGCGAGGAGGGCAATAGCCCCTAACAACCACGAAAGGAGATCACTATGACACCTACCGAAAAACTGCTCGCTGAGCAGGAGAAAATCGTCGCTGAGCGCGGCTACTACATACGCCCCGTTCGTATGGCGAATCTGATGAAAGCGGCTTCGAGGATCTTCGATATCCTCACAAAAGCCGATACCGCAATCAGCTATGAAGAATGCCGCATTGTACTGGAGATCGTGGCGCGAGCCATCGATGCTGCGGCACCGGATGTAAAGGAGCTCAGCCATGGCAAGAATGAGAACAGCTGAAGGCGTGATGGCCATTATCCGTGAGCAGGACCCGAAAACACAGGTCACTGTGCACGCGATCCGGCGCCTGATTGCAAGTGGAAAAGTCCCAGTGACGTGCTGCGGACGGAAATACTTGGTCGATGCTGATGCAATGATCGAGTTTATAGCGCGAGGAGGTGAGCCAGCGTGAACCGAGGCACCCGCGATACCATCTGCGCCACTATTGGCCTGCTGATTGTAATTGCTTTGCTGACTACTGTAGCCGCGCTGGACTCTCCTGGTGAAATGGACGAGCCGAATGCGTTATCGTCAGCGGCGCCAGAGCCGCGCGTAGAGATGCCGGAAGACAGCCTGCCAGCTGAGGAGTATGCGTACTGCAATGACGTGTGCCTCGGACTGTTTGAGCTTACGGCCTACTGCCCGTGCTCAGCCTGCTGCGGCAAGAATGACGGCATCACGGCTACCGGCACGGTGGCCACCGAAGGCCGCACTGTTGCGGTCGATCCGAACGTCATTCCCTACGGCACGACCATCGAGGTCATTTATCCTGATGGCAGCCGTGCCCGGTACGTCGCCGAGGACTGCGGCGGCGCCATCAAGGCCCAGCGTCTGGATGTGTTCTTCGCGGATCATCAGACCGCGCGCGAATACGGCATTCGGACGGCCTATGTCTTTCTTGTCCGGGAAGGAGGCAGCAATGAATAAGGATTGCAAAGTTTCAATCGAGCGCGATGCAAATGGCAGCCTCAAGATGCAGCTAACCGGCCACAAAGACGACATAAGGATGCTGTGGACCATGCTCAGCATCAATGTTGCCAAATCGACCAAGACCCCACTTCCTGTGCTGTGCGCGGTTTGTGCCGCCTCGGGTCCAGCTATTGAGGATCTGATGGCGAAAAAGAACGGTATCACCATTGACATGAGCGCCCTCGGCAGATTCGCAAAGGGAGGGGGAGATGCCCAATGATCCGTTGTGCATTCTGTGATAGTGCCATGATGGCACTTGAGATCAACGGGACAAATGCTCATGTCTGCCCCCTCTGCGGCGCTGTATTTGCCCGCCGGCACGGAAATACCTATTCCCTCATTGCTGATCTGAAAGGTGCTCAAGGCGTCAAGGAGCTGCTGCACTCTATGCGGCCGCACGATCCCCTGTATCGGTCAATCATCACAGCGTAGGCCTTGAGAGCTTGGCCCAGATGGTCGAGTTGTTGGGCATGGACTGGCTCTATCATCTGGGCCAAGCGCCCGAGGGATAGTACCCTCCTTTCTAACAAAAAGCGGCCCCGTAAGCAGCCGCTCGCCGTCTGAGAGATGGTGCCCCAGTGCAATTCTGGCAGGGAGACAAGCGGCAGCGCTCATGGTCGATGCATTTCTGGAAAGAAAAGGGGCGGTTCGATTCCGCCCTGCCGCATAGAGGGAGACGTTCCTGCCCTCTGCCGGGCGTGTACCTGGCACGTCCACTCTTTCACTGCCGAGTGCCGCAGCGCCGACTAACCCTCCCTGCTGCGGTGTCCGGCAGAGGGCAGAAACTCTCTATCCTGAAGGAAAGGAGGAAACGAATTTGGAAGATCTCAGCAAGCGGTCAATTATTGACATGGCACGCGGTGCCATTAAGGAACGCGTGGACTATGAGATGACCAGAGTTGTCGAGAATATTCTTGATCCCAACACCTCGGCAACCGCAGCGCGCAAAATCACCATTACACTCAACCTCAAGCCAGACGATACGCGCCAGAACATTGCTGTGAGTTGTGTGGCCAAATCCACTTTGGCTGCAACCAACCCCGTCACTACAGCTCTCTATGTCGCCGATGAGGAATCCATCGTTGAGATGGTTCCGCAGATCCCTGGGCAGTTGGCGGTTGACGCCAGCGAGCAGGAAGCTCCGCCCATGCTCAAGCTCATTCAAACCGCTTAATTTTAGGAAAGGAAGTACATTCCCATGCTCAAAGAAGCCATTCAGTATGTGCTCGAGAATATGCGCCCGGAGGCCCAGAACCTCGGCAATCGCGCATATATCATCACCCAGAAGGGCGCGCAGGAGGTCATTGAGACTCCCATCGCGCCGGATACCGTTCCCCTGCATAGTCTCGACTCCATCGTGAAGATGATCCGTACCGAGGCTATCCATCTGGCAGATGTCAACACCCCAGCGCTCTTCGTCAATATCCCTTCGCCCATCAATGTGATCTGCTTCTCCCAGCCCGACTACGAGCAGCGCTGCCACCGCACGGTTTTCTATTCGGCCGACGCGACCGATGTCCCCGGATGGGAAGCAAAGGTCACGCTCGGCTTTGAGGAGGCTCAGATCGCACTGCGTACTCGGTTTCAGGAAACGCCGGATTCGCTTTATGCGATGAAGCTCGTCAACGATATCTCCCTCGGCGCCAAGGTCATCTACAACGACAACGGCGTCGCCACCACCGTGACCACGCAGAAGGGCGTCGCGCTCCAGACCAACGAACAGATCCGTCCAATCGTCAAGCTCCGCCCCTACCGCACCTTCCAGGAGGTCGAGCAGCCGGAGAGCACCTTCCTCATCCGTATCAGCGACCGCGGCATTTCGTTTATCGAGGCGGATGGCGGTATGTGGCGTCTGACCGCCCGCAACACCATCAAGACGTTCCTCGAGGAAAATCTCGCTGCTGAGATTGAGAGCGGCAAGGTCATCGTCGCTCTGTGAGAATAAAAAAATCCCCTGCAGGTCTCGCACACCTGCAGGGGACCGATTGGCAGCAAGCCAATCCTTAGTTGCGCCCTATTGTAAGGGCAGAAAGCGAGTTTGTCAATGAAAACGACCAAAATTGTAATCAAAAATCTGTTCGGGATCAAGGAGACCGAGCTCGACGGCCGCTCCGTGGAGATCTCCGGCCCGAAAGGAAGCGGCAAGACTTCCGTCCTTGATTCCATCCGTTACGCCCTCACCAACCGCTCAGATCGTGATTATATCGTGCATCGGGGCGCCGATGAGGGCGAAATCCTCATTGAGACCGATACCGGCCTCTCCATCGACCGTAAGGCACTGCCTGCCAAGTCTGCCGGTACGGTCAAGGTGCGCGACGGTTCGCTTCTTCAGACGCGCCCGGCAGAGTTCCTTTCGCAGATTTTCACGCCGCTGCAGCTCAACCCCGTTGAGTTCACGCAGCTCTCTCGGCAGGAAAAGAACCGTGTCATTCTCAACCTCATCGAATTTGCGTGGGACACCAACTGGATCCGCGAGCAATTCGGTGAGATCCCGCAGGGCGTGGATTATTCCAAGCATATCCTCGAGGTCCTGCACGACATTCAGGCGGAAAATGGCGTCTATTTCCAGTCACGCCAGAATATCAACCGCGATATCCGCAACAAACAGGCATTTGTTTCCGACATCGCGAAGGACATCCCCTCCGGCTACGATTTTGACCATTGGAATACATATCCCATCGGTGAGAAGTACCGTGAGCTGGAGAGCCTGAAGGAGCAGAACAACGTGATCGAGCGTGCCAGAGCGTTCCGGAACAGTCACGAGGCGAAGCTCCGTGGGCTGGAAGGGCAGCGCGATCTTGACATTGCGGCTATTGACCGCAAGACCTCTGAGGACCGCACCCGTCTCACCGCGGATATCGAGCGCCTGAAGGCGGAGATTCGCTTGTATGAGGAACGGCTTGCCGGACTGGACGAGCGCAGGGAAGAAAGCGTGCGAGTGGTCATTTCCAGCTTTAATGAAAAGAAAGCCAAGCTGGAGCGCGATGCAGGGATCGCAGACCAGTATATCGGCCGCGAGCTTGCTGATACGACCGCGCTTTCCAAGGAGATCGACACAGCCGAGGCTATGCGTAAGCACCTCAATGAGTACCAGCGCATGGTTTCCATGCAGGAAGAGATCGGGAAGCTTACCGAGGAATCCGAGGAGCTGACACGCAAGATCGAGCTCGCGCGGGAGTTGCCGGCGACGATCCTGCAGACTGCGACGATTCCCGTTGATGGCCTGACCGTTGAAGACGGTGTGCCGCTGATCCACGGCCTGCCCATTTCCAATCTGTCCGACGGCGAGCTACTGGAGCTGTGCGTGGATATCACGGTGAGCAAGCCGGGACAGCTTCAGATCATTCTCATCGATGGCGCCGAGCGCCTTGATAAGGAGAGCCGCGAAAAGCTGTACGCCAAGTGTAAAGCCAAGGGCCTGCAGCTGATCGCAACGCGCGTGACCGATTCCAATGTAATGGAGGTAACCAACTTAGATGATGACGAAAGATAAGCTCCGCCAGCTTAGTGGCGATGAACGCCTCGGGCAGATGCGAGAATCCGAGTATCTGAGCGCCGAAGACATTGACGATGGGACCGAGCCGATACTGACCATTGCCGGCCTGTGGTATGGCTCCGTCACGCTCCAGCGCGGCAAGGAAAATAAGGATGTGCTCTCCTTCAAGGAAGAACGCGTACCTGGCATTCTTCAGGTGCGGCCGCTGATCGTCAACTCAACCAACCGCAAGACACTGCGTAAGCTGTTCGGCGATGCCAAGGCTTCAACGCTGGTCGGTAAGCAGATCCAGCTCTTCGTGGACCACAACGTCCGCGATCCTCAGGATGGCGGCATGACCGACGGCATTCGCATCCGTCCCTATAAGCCCCGCCCCCCGAAGCAGGAGCCTGTGCCGCCCTGTGCGGACTGTGAGGGCGAGATCACGCCAGCAATGGGAAGAGACGCCCGCTGGCTAGCGGCATACACGACGAAGCACTACGGTGTCCCGCTCTGTGCAAACTGCGCTCAGAAGCGCAAGGATGCTGCGACCGCAGCCGCGGCGTCGCAGGAAGAGCAACCGACCCCGTCTGAAGAGACTGTGGCTGAGACCGAGGAGGTGCTGTAATGGACCTTCCGGTAGTTACACCGGAGAATTATTATTCTCCGGAAATGAACATGGCCTATATGGGCTCTACGCAATTCAAGGCCTTTGAGAAATGCGAAGCGGCTGCATTGGCAGAGCTCCGCGGCGAATATACGCCGCCGACGTCACAGGCTTTTCTGGTCGGCGGATATATCGACGCCTGGTTTTCCGGCGAGCTGCCGCTCTACCAGGCGCAGCATCCGGAGATCTTCAAGCGTGACGGTACGCTCAAAGCGGAGTACGTCAAAGCCACTGAGATCGTCGCCCGCCTTCAAGCGGACGAGCTCTATTCCATGCTCATGTCGGGAAAGAAGCAGGTCATCCGCACCGGCGTTATCGCCGATGTTCCCTTCAAAGTTAAGATCGACAGCCTGCTTGACACCAATACCTGCAATGTGATCGCCAACCGCTGGCCGCACACAGCAGCCGCGCTGGGCTTTTGCGATGGGGCCATCGTAGATCAGAAAATCATGCGAGACACAGCAGAGGTGTGGTCCGAGGAAGACCATTGCAGGCTTCCGTTCGTCGAGGCTTACGGCTACGACCTTCAGGGCGCAATCTATCAGGCCATCGAGGGACACTTCCTGCCGTTTATCCTCGCCGTCGGTACTAAGGAGGATGCTCCGGATCTGGCGGCCCTCTATATCAACGACGATGACCTTGCAGCCAAGCTCGCTGAGGTCGAGGACCGCGCGCCGCGGTATCAGGCTATCAAGGAGGGAAAGGTCGAACCGCGCCGTTGCGAGCATTGCGCCTATTGTCGGGCGACCAAACGACTTACGGCCATTTTGGACTACAGGGAGATGAATTACCTTGCTGAATAAAATCTTCATCATGGGACGTCTGACCCGTGATCCAGAGCTGCGCCATACGCAGAGTGGAACGGCCGTCGCGTCGTTTTCCCTCGCTGTGGATCGAGACTTCAAGGAGCAGGACGGCAGCAGAGCGACAGACTTCATTGACTGTGTTGCATGGCGATCCAGCGCGGAATTTGTGGATAAATACTTCTCCAAAGGTCGCATGGCTGTGGTTGAAGGCCGACTCCAGATCCGTGACTGGACGGACAAGGACGGCAACAAGCGCCGCAGCGCCGAGGTCATCGTGAACAGCATTTATTTCGGAGACAGCAAAAAGGACGGAGATTCTTCCACCGGAAACTACCGTGCAGCTGGCGCTCCGGTCGATGTGAGCGCGTCCGACTTTACGGACGTCGAAGACGATGGCGAGTTACCGTTCTGATGACACAGCGAACCAGATTAAGTCTCGTCTGACGATGGACGAAGTTGCACGGCACTATGGCTTCGAGCCGAACCGCGCAGGATTTATGCGCTGCCCGTTCCATCAGGGAGATCATACCGCATCGCTGAAGATCTACGCAGGAGACCGCGGCTGGCATTGCTTTGGCTGCAATTCCGGCGGCTCGGTGATCGACTTCGTGATGCGGCTCTACGATATCAATTTCCGGCAGGCCGTTCTGCGCCTGGATCTGGACTTCGGCCTGGGATTGAGCCAGGCTCCCCAGCGCTCCAGGGCAGAACAGTCGGCCATCCTGGAGGCCCGCAGGCGCGAGGCCGAGAGGAGAGCTGTCTTTGAGCGGGAATATCACGAGAAGACGGTGGAGCACCGTTACTGGTGGGAAGTCCTGAAATATTTTGCGCCGACCAAAGAGGATGCCGCCGCCGGCTTCATTCATCCTCTCTACGCCGAAGCGCTGCGCCGTCAGCCGTATCTGGAATACTGGCTGGAAGAAAACCTAGGTAAGGGGGTGATCACGTGAAAGAGCCTACGGTCTGGGAATATGAAAGAGAAGATTTCATGACAACTAAGCCCTACGAGGAGCTTTATCAATTCCATGTGCAGCCATTTGTACATGCCACGCAGATGGAGTCCCTTGCGGCCTACGCTGCCTCAAAAGGATTCCGGGGCTTCAAGTCCATGTACAAAAAATACGTGGAGAGCCTGAAGGCTCAGAGCGGCACCCTCTACATCGAAAACGTTACCCAGTTTACCAATCAGCCGCTGGAACTCAACGCCGGCGAATGGGAAGCCGATGACCTCGGGATTCACAAGAAGAACGGTTTCAATGATGAGATAGCCTGCCCACACCCTATTATGCCGGTGGAGCGACTGGTGAATATTGATACAGGAGAAGAGAAACTGCAGCTGGCATACCGGAAGGGCGCTGTCTGGAGACATCTCATCGTCAGCAAGACCGTCCTGGCCAGCTCCAGCAAGGTGACGGATCTGGCAGGATCCGGCATCGCAGTAAACAGCCAGAACGCCAGGGCATTTATCCAGTATATCTCCGACATGGAAAACCTGAACTATGATCTGATCCCGGAAAAGAAGAGTATCGGGCGCTTCGGCTACATACCAGACGAGGGCTTTTCTCCCTTCGTAGACGGCCTGATCTTCGATGGTGACGCCAATTTTAAGGCGATGTTCCAGACGGTTCGGAGCCGGGGCTCTGAAGCTAAGTGGCTGGAGACAGCAGTTGAGGTACGGAGCATGTCCATCACAGCCCGGATCATTTTGGCTGCCTCTTTTGCCTCTGTGCTGCTGGAGCCTCTGAACTGCCTGCCATTCTTTGTCCATCTCTGGGGTGTCGATTCTGGTACCGGCAAGACGGTCGCTCTGATGGTGGCTGCCAGCGTGTGGGGAGATCCGGCTGTCGGCGCTTACGTCAAGACCTTTGACGGTACTGTGGTCGGCATGGAAAAAACAGCCGCGTTCTTGAATAATCTCCCATTCTGCCTTGATGAGCTTCAGCTGGCCAAGGACAACAAGGGCCGGACTATGTTCGACGTCTACAAGCTGGCGCAAGGTGTCGGCCGTACCCGCGGCAACCGTGCCGGCGGCGTGGATCTGACGCCCACGTGGAGAAACTGCATCCTGACTACGGGAGAATCCCCTCTGACCGGAACAGCCAGCGGCGCCGGCGCTGTAAACCGCGTCATCGACATCGAATGCAAATCATCCCAGGCTGTCATCAAGGATGGTATGCGCATCTCCAATTCCGTCAAACGCAATTTCGGCTTTGCCGGCCGGAAGTTCGTAGATCGGCTTTACCAGCCAGGCGTGGTAGATCAGGTATCAGAGCGGTACCGTGAGCTGTTCCGGATCCTCAGCGACCGTGACACCACCGAGAAACAGGCTATGGCTGCCGCCTCGATCATTCTGGCGGACGAGCTGGCCTGTCAATGGATCTTCTCCGGTACCCAGCAGCCATTAACAATCGAGCAGATATCAGAGTTCCTGGCATCCAAAGCGGCGGTGTCCGCCGGTGACCGGGGCTATAAATATCTATGCGACTGGGTCACGCAGAACTCGAACAAGCTGTGTGGCCGGTCTGAGAATCCCAATATAGACGTGCTAGGCGCATTGGAGCCAGGACGGGCATATATCATCCGCTCCGTCTTTGAGCGCATCCTGCAGGACGCCGGATACTCGACAGCGGCCATGATCTCATACCTGAAGCAAGAATCCCTGATTGAGACCCGCGGGCGTGCCAACACCAAGGGGAAGCGTATCAATGGTATCCCCACGGAATGCTTCTGCCTGCGGCTACCCACCGTGGAGCTGGATGACGAGGAAGATCCGGATGAATTGCCGCTGTAGTGTGGAACATGAGGAACGTGCGTGGAACACAGGTTCCACGGCCCGAAACCCTTGCGCCGCAAGGCTTTCAACCACTTTTTTGGTGGGGTGTGGAACTGTGGAACAAAAAATACAGCATATATAAGAGCGTACATATATATGGACGTTTGTTCGAGTAATATATATGTGTAAATTTCGTGGAAGTTTTTGAAAATTTTGTTCCACGGTTCCACGGTTGCCCTGAAACCCTTGCGCCGCAAGGCTTTCAGGTGTGGAACACGAGTTCCACGGTGTTCCACAGTTCCACGTTTTTGGAGGAAATCTATGGAACTGAGAACTTATCAAACCGAGTGCATTGACACGATCGAGGCGCAGCCGCCTGGCGCGTACCTCGCTCAGATGGCAACAGGTCTCGGAAAGACCGTTACCTTTGCAAATCTTCCCAGGCATGGAGGCCGAATGCTGATCCTGTCCCACCGTGAGGAACTGGTGGAGCAGCCCCGTAAATACTTTGATTGCTCCTACGGTATCGAACGTGCCCAGCAACACAGCCACGGTGAGGAGGTTGTCAGCGCCAGCATTCAGACGCTGGTGCGCAGGCTGGATCAGTTCGATCCGGAGGACTTCCGGCTCATCATCTGCGACGAAGCCCATCATGCGGCCGCCAGCACATACCGGAAGATCTTCGACCACTTCCGGCCGGAGAAGCTGATTGGTTTCACCGCTACCCCGAATCGCGGAGATAAGGTCCGTCTGGACACGGTGTTCAGCAAGATCATTTTTCAGAGAGATCTTCGCTGGGGCGTACAGAACGGATACCTCTGCAACATCCATTGTCGCCGGGTGGATATAGGCTTTGACCTCTCTGCAGTCCATACCCGCCGCGGTGACTATGCCCCCGGTGAGTTGGACGAGGCCATGGACGGAACCGCTGATGCCATCGCCGAGGCATATCGGAGCATGGCGGTAGGCGCCACGCTGATCTTCGCCGTCAGCGTACATCAGGCCGAAGAGATTGCCAAGCGGATCAAGGGTGCCGTGGTAGTCACCGGCGAAACCAAGGACCGAGCGTCCATCATCCAGGCCTTTACCGCCGGCGAGATCCCCTGCATCGTCAACTGCATGGTATTCACCGAGGGGACTGACATTCCCCGCGTCGAGACGGTCATCATCGCCCGCCCTACCCAATCAGAAACACTTTACGCCCAGATGGTAGGCCGCGGCCTTCGACTCTATCCCGGGAAACAGCAGCTGGAGTTGATCGACTGCGTGGGTATTACCGGGAAGACGTCGCTTTGTACGGCCCCGTCTCTGCTCGGCATCGATATGGCGAATGTGCCGAAGCGGAAGGAAACGGACATCGAGGGAGATCTCTTTGAGCTGCCTGAGAAGATCGCAGCGGCATCAGACTCTCCAGAGAGCTGGGTGAAGAACATCCACCTGGTAGATCTGTGGGCACAGGAGCAGAAGTATCAGACCCATGACGTCAACTGGTTCAAGATGCCGGACGGCTCTCTGGTGTGCTCGCTATCCAACAGGCAGCGCATCACGATCCCCTGTCCGGATGCGCTGGGTATGGTGAACCTGGCAAGCGGCGCCCGCTGTGGGATGCAGGAAGCACTTGATCTGGCGTACCTCACGCTGATCCGTGACCATCCCAATGATCGGATGTTGTGGGATCTGCAAGCTGTACGGAAATGGGGAAAGTCTCCTGCAACGGCGAAGCAGCTGGAAATCATCAAAAAGCGCTGTAAGGGCTTTGACACCGCCAACCTCAGCAAAGGTGACGCAAGCCAGATTCTGAACAGGCTTCTGAATGAGCCAAAGAAACGGAGGGGCGCATGAAGCTGTATGTATCAAAAGCGGAAGACCGCGATCAGGTCATCGTGATCCTCGCCCGGAATGGGTACACCGTCCGTCAGGGCAAGGAGAAGGATCCAAAGAACAACAAGACCGTGACCTTCGTGGAGGTGATAGAAAATGGCAA